AAGATTCCTCAACTTTTCTTTCATTGTGTCTTCGTCATCCAACGGAGAGGGGGCAAACCTATCAAATGCCCTCTGTACTTCCGCCGGGGGAACGGCAGCACCAGATTCAGCGCGTAGTTGGGCATTGATTGCGTTTAAAAGTTGCGCCCTTAAACCCCTACCTTTGGTAAACGGAACATTTCCTCTCATATTTGAAACGTCAACATCATTCACGCTTCCATCTGGATTGAATAAACCGTCCTTTACCTGGCGGACGTTTTTCAATCCTTGGTCTACCATTACCTTTTTGGCCGCGTTCTCAGGTGTGAGTTTTGCCGCTGGTCCACCGGGAATGGCCTCAAGCTCTCCGTTATTAAAACGATAACCGGCGGGGGGTTTTTCATCAGAGCCCACTGGAAGACCCTGAGCGATTTGTTTGCCGGAAGCATCAACAACAACCTGACCTGGGTTAAGAGTATAGGTTTTATTTTCTTTCGGCGATGTAATGCCCAATTTCGCCGCAGTAGGAATTGCTTTAGTAAAGAAATTCTTTACCGTAATATCCTCAGGGTCTTTGTGCATCTCATTTAAAAGCTTGCTTGCTGTCATTGGGTCGCCGCCCGATATTTCGAGTGCCCCTTTGAAAATAGTCTGGGCTTCCTGATTACCCCTATCTGCCTCTTGCTGCATCAGGTTAAATACATCCATCTCGCCCTGGGCTTGTTCAAGCCTTTGCTTCTTCTCCCTGTCCACGTTCATATTAAGGGTTTCGTTATAGGATTTCATGGGGTCTTCCCCGCGGTAAACCGCTGCCAAACCAGCTTGATTTGCCGTGTACGCATCCCAAGGGCTTGAGCGGGTAGGTTGTGTTGCCGACCTTAGTAATTCCGCCACTCTATCTACATTATTCATTTATTGAACCAAATCTGGGTTAATCCAAGGAGAAGCTTGTTGATTGGTGAATAGTGCCTGAATAGATTTGAGCAGATTGTCAGTCGAGGCGCTATTAACCGCTTGTTCGCCATATTTCTGTGCAAGGTAACTTGTCCTCGAACTTTGTCCCTGGGCTTGATTCCCCCTGTAAAGGTTAATTGCATTTAGAATATCATTTCTCTGTTGGTCGTAAGGGCCAAGCGCATCCGTTCTCTGTTGGTTAATCTGATTGATATAATCCTCTCTCAACTGATTCATACGATTGACCAAATCTTCCCTATAGGAATCACGCCTTTTATTCTCAAGAGAGGCATCAGAAACATACTGGGACGCGGTGGAGCGCATTTGGCCAGCAAGGTCTTGTAAAAGACCCTGGGCCGCTACTTGGCCGCCTAATTGAGATTCCCATGCGTTTCTCATTGTTTGGCCCAAAGCCCCAGAGTCCATTTTCTCCGGGTCAATGAATCCCCTTCTACCCAAAAGCCTCTCTCTCCGGTTGGCGCTCACCATATCTCTTAAATTAGAAAGGAAAGTACCTCTCATTAAAGAGGACTGCGCGGAGGAAAGATTCTTTGTCAGTTTAGAGCTTGGGTCCAAAAGCGCACGAATCATCTGCGCGGATTGGTCGGTGGCCGAGTTCGCCCCTTGCTCCCCATAAGTAGGGCTTTGGAAAGTGGGCTCAGGCAGTACATAAGGATTGTTATACTGCGGTAAATTCGTCGGATAGTGAGGGAGGTCAACCAGCGGCCCCGTCATGTTAGTTGGGTACTGGAATCCAGGAATACGGATATTTAATTGATTGGCCGGTTTGAGAATTGAGAAAGAGTTTTATCCCCCCCTTTACCCCCGATAGAGCTACCCAAAGCCCCACCGATAGCCGAACCTCCCGGTATACCAGTCGCCGCGCCAAGGACACCGCCAATAATCCCACCGATATTAAATCCCATTAGTTTCTCCCGAATGTATTTACATACATCACATATTTGCTTATCTGGTCCCTTGTCTGCTGGGCGGAAGTATTAATATCAACCTGTACTTGCTCCCCTCTCCACCTCAGGGGGTACTTTCTATCGGTAGGAACTAATTCCCCTCCGATTGGGTCAACACCTACTTGGTAATTTCCCAAAACCGGACCACCTGTCGCCGTAACAAGAATGTTATCACATTCCAACTGAGTCTCTAAATCCGAGGTGGCAACGATATTATAACTCACTTCCCCTTCGTTTTCAAAAAAGGGCTTTATGTATCTCCCGTCCGACACAATCCCGTCCCCCGAAGGGATAAGCCACGCAGACCTGTATTGCGTGGAGATACCCGCGCTTGCATCCGTATAATATCCAACGTCGAACTCGTAAAAATATGAGACATCAGCCGAAACATCATGGAAAGAACAAAGTAAATCCCCGTTTCTCTTAACAAGGAAAGCGTTACATTCAGCAAATGTCCCGGTGAACTTTGACCATGTTCCACTACTGACCAATTGTCCCTCTATGTAAATAGGTGTATAGTTATAGTTATATATAACGCTACCCACTTTAAACATGACCCAGTTTCTTTTCGGATAATGGATAACCTGCAAATTTTGTGGAGTATCCAGATTAGATTTAATGGCTTGCCTGAGTTCTGTTTTAATCACCTCAGAAATGTTATCTGTCTGAACCTGAAGAACATCTAAGATATTAAATGACCGCATGCCATCGTTAGCAGCGAATAACATATTCGAGCCGATATTCGCTAGAGAAAGATTTGATACGCAACCTTGCGAAAACAACCCAACGGGGGTAAAGGAAACAGTCGCGCCGGAAGTATCTGCTATGGGGTCTGTGCCTTCGGATAGATAGATATTCCTCTTTCCGCCAACCACAAGATACTTTTGGAAGGTTGAAAGCGTTAAAAGCTCCTCCCCTTGGGGTTGTTTAGCACCATAATCAATCCCGCCAGCATCCAAGGAGTCATCAAAAGTAGTAAAATCTTGCGCATCATCTGGGCCCGTAACCCTAATCTTGGTCCTCTCTCTCTCATCAATAAGATAGAGTCTCCCGTAATGGATATGGGGGAAAACCGAGATAGGGGCCGCTGTTTTGAGAAATACTAAAGAATCACCCGCTGTCTGACCGGAGATTGTCTTTCCCGATACCGTTGTGGAGGTTGACTCTACGATACTTAAATTAGCCGAGACGGAGTTAACAAAAGCAACCCTATTTCTTGTAGTGTTGTAAACAACGTCTCCCCTTCTAATATCGCTAGTGGAAAAATCAAATCCAGAAACAGATATTTGTGCCGAGGTGGTTTGAGCCCCGGCAACTGCCGTATTATCCTTGATGTCAATGAATACACCCGTTATTCCGCTTTCCGTTCCACCCTGAGGAAAGATATTAAGTTCCCGCGTATCCCATATTTGGTATAAATCTCCGGGAATCATACTTTCGGAAGCCCCGGCGGTAACGATAGTTTTTCCCGCCCCTGAAGTACCCCCCGCCGAAGTAATGGGGGAGCAATCAATATTACCAGCCCCAACGGAAGTAATAATACCAAAAGCCGACCTAGTAACGTTATATACAAGGTCGTTCGGCTGCACGAATGTTTCAGTCAACCAATTGGATACATTGTCGTCGGTAAGTTTTGCCGAGTTGCTTCCTGAGGCAGCGAATCCTTCAATGACTACGGGATTTAAATCAAAGAATCTGTCTAAAGATTCTGAATTATTACTGTAAAAAAATGGCCTGTATTGCTCTCCGGCAAAAATCATCTTCTCAGAAAATTGGGAGGAGAATAACTTACCTTCTTTTACCGCATTATCATCAACATATATCCTAGAGAGGCCATTACCGGCAGTATTTGGGTTAGGCGGGGGGAGGACTTCAGTCCACGCATTAACCGTGGTAGAATACCTAAAAAAAGCCCTCACACTTGTGGATGTGATAAGACTTGAGAGTAAAATCGAATCACCATTGACCGGGTTTGAGTATTCAGTAATTAAATCGCAATTACCACTTATGATAGTATAACTTCCATTACTGAAGAAATTCGTTCCTGGAGAGTCAATCTGCCCAAGCCCTGGGCGTATCTCTACCGCCCCGTAGATATTAATGAATCTGTTTTCCAATCTTCTGGCAAACTCAGGGGGTTGCTCGGATTCGCTAAATTCCGTACCCAATCCTTTATAAGCAGTCCGAAAGGTAACTTCCTTCATACTCTTCTAAATCCACCTCTCCGTGGGGTGAATTGAGTATCCCCGGCAGAATCACCATTGAATCTATTAAGGGTTTCCTCAATCATATCGTCGAATCTCGAAAGTTCGGTTCTATAATCTATATTCGCCGTACCCCTTGATTCATCGAGTAACATAAGAGCCAGCAACATGGAAACCAACATCCTCGCCGGGAATGGTGGTATAATAGAACCGTCCGTGGTTTCATATTTTCTGGGCTTTACATAAACCAGTAGATTGAATGTCTGGTTATTCTCAGCCGGTCCAGGCATGGGGTAAACTTCTAAATATGGATTGCCTGTTGTTGCGTTATCCACTCCATTAATGGTCCAGTTACGAGGAACCCCGATACCACCCGTTCTTCTAAACCTTCTCATATCTTCAATTTCTACATACCTTACGGGGGCTACCTGATTATAAAAATAAACGTCATAAACATTTTTTAATGGCGCGGACGTATTAATGAGGTAGGAAAAGACCGAAGATGAAGCCGTGACAGTCACTTCCTGCCTAAGTTCCTGCCAGTCCCCATAATCTGAAACATATTCAATCACATCATTAAGATAATTAAGTGATGTGATAGATTGTTTATCAGAGGTCACAACCGAGGCATCAGGTATTCCCAATTTGCTCCTTACCTCATTGATAATCTGTAAAATGGTTAATCTTGTATCCGATATACTTGACATATTAACCTGTAAAATAAGTTGGGCCAGATACCGAATAAAACCTTGTCACCACACTCGCGCTTACCACATAAGGTGAATTGGTAGAAAGTGCATTTATCTTAGAGCCAACGGGAGGGTAAACACTAAGATTTACATTGGTATCGTTAAATACAATCTGGCTTATTCCTTGGTTGGAACTAAGTCTAGCGGCATTGAAACTAGAGCTGACATCAACAAATCTCGTCATATCCTTTGTTAGAGAAAGAGCTGAAGCCTGACTTGTTCCCGTAGGAATGGCGGAAGCCTCGGTTGAACGATAAAGATTGCCGACTTCCAAATGTGAGAACTGCGCCGAAGAAAGCGAAGTAATGGTCTGTGCTGAAACATTCTCTGAATCTATACTGGTGATAGAAGCGCTATCCACATTCAACGAACCAGTAATACTTTGAGCAGAGGTCTCCGAGATATTAAAGAATGAATCAATAAGGTCTGCGTAATCACCCGCCGATACCGCAACCCCATTTTGGAAACGCGCCTTAAGATATTGTTTCGTTCTAGCCGTCATATACTTTTAACCAGTTTCGCAGATGAAAAAACAATGAATTCTTTAGTCGTCTGGGCCGCCAATGTAAAGGAAGCCCCCGAAGAAAGATTATCAATCTTATAAGAGGCATCGGACGGGGCCAGGAATTTATTCACATTAGAATCATTGTGATAAACATACGATATTCCATTAAGTACATTAAATTGCGCTGAAGTAGGAGAGGCCGTAACCAATAAAACCCTATTATTCACTCCATAAGAACTTCCATCTACCGGGATAATCCCAAACCTCTTATAACTAGCCCTTGCCGTTGGTGTTACGCTCCTTGTCTGATATGTACTTCCATCCATCACCATATTCCCAGTAGAACTAAGGTCGTTTGTAGATAGAGAGCTACAAACCAATAAAGGTAGTGTGCTTAAGTCATGTGTTGTAACATTCCCCGTCAGGCACATATTGCTTTCAATGAAGTTGCTGAAAGCATCTTCTTGCGGGGGTTGTCCTTCGGGAAATCTTTTAACCAATAAATCTTTTCTCATCGCACGAAAAAGTCATATCCAATTTCCATATCCCCAATACCAGGGTCGTAAATATGCGCCGCCGCCCCCGCAGTTGGAGTAATGGTTGGTGTCCTGGCGGAAGTAAGGCCGATAAAAACAGGAAGGAAGTTGTTTAAATCGAAATTCGTATCCGGCATCGCATAAAATGGAAGCGGACGCGGGTCGTCTAATGGCTTGATAAAATCCTGAGGTTGCTCATCATCTGCGTATTGCTTGGAGACATAAAGGCCCTTCCAGTCCCTTCGGACCTGGGAGGCGTATTTTGTTACGCCCGATTCCTCATCAATGATGAGCCAATCACCTCTTTTCCATCCCTTGCGCAATTAGACCTCATGCCGATTCGATGATTGCATAATTATATGTTGAAGTGTCCAGCGCAACCCCGGCTACTACAAACTGCACCCCCGCCGTGATAGATTTAATAGACGGGGTTGTCCCCACTGTACCGCCACCAGTTTTAAGAGTAAGGATGATATTCGAGTTCGCCGTAATAGAGGTGTTGGCCGCCGTCACCAGAGAAGTTCCATTAATCGTCACGGTTCCGGTTTTGCCATTAGCACCCTGTTTTAAAACCAGAGTCTTGGCAGCGCTCGTCACCACCATATTTCCATCGGCGTTAACGTCCTTAAACGTTCCCGCCGCAGGGGTTGTTGCACCTATCACGGTATTATTAATTGTTCCACCCGTAATCGTTGGCGTGGTGATGGTTGGATTAGTGAGATTAGAATTATCCTTAACAACCCAGCCCATTAAATTACTCCCACTACCGTAGCAGCACCAGTGGCGAATACCTTACGAATGCGTATATCAGTAAACGGACCTGTCAGGACGCAACTAAAAGGTCCACTCGCCGCCGTGCCATACACCGTAGCGGTGGCAATCACCACCACCGCCGTTTGGGCCTTGGTCACCGGGTCTTGGACGTTTGCGGACGTTTTAAGCTCCACATACACCTCATCCCCGGCAACCTTCGTTCCCATTATGGAACGCTGCTGCTGTCCATCAAATCGGTAATCTACCGGAACCCAATTGGTAGCGGTGGAGGCCGCGACACTATTAAGGAATACATACTCCCTAAGGGAAATCGACATTTAGCCCCCCTGCGGGATGTACCCGATATATACTTTCGCATCAAATGTGCTAAATGAAGCGCCAGAAACCGCAGCCGTAGCGTCTACGATAAGTTCAGTCCCAGCACTTACGCAAGCTGCGGAAAGCGCCACAGAGTAGAACTTACGACCACTCACGTTAATCTGGCCGAATTTATCAGAGTCAGTCGAATCCCCCACGCGAATCGTGGCAGATTTCGCTGAACCCTCCACCGAAGCCAGAACGTATACAGTACCAAGCATGATGGTATTATTCGCAGCTTCCATAGTTTGAGTGACCGTCTTAGCCGCCGCCGAAAGAGCAAACACTTTATAAACAGGAACAAATCCTCTCGTGTCTGTCGTCGGAGCCCCGGTATTCACGCCTAGCTGTAAAGGCCCTTTGAATGTCGTCATATAAACCCCTTAAAAGTGGGGGGACCTAAGTCCCCCCAATAATTTAAGCACCAGGAGTGCCAATCACGCACCGGAAGTCCACCGGGCCAACCGAGAATCGAGTCGTGTTTTTCATTTTGAGATTGTCAGTCGCAAAATCATTATCACGGTCAAGTTCCGCCGGTCGCCGACGATAGAACTCCAAGCCCTGCTCGATGTCGCTGGCGAGGAACCAACCATCCGTATCGGTAAGATACGGAGTGGCGATAAGCTCAATGCCATAACGTGATTTAATCACGTTTACATCGTTATCAGCCGAACCAGTGACATAATCACTCTCAAGGATTTTATCCCCTAAGATAGAGTATTCCACCGGAATGATAAGCTTTTTGGGGTTCACCATAATCTGTAAGCCCTGGTCGTCCGTGAACCTCATCATCTGAGTCACAGCCGATTCAAGCGCCGTAAGAGTAAGGTCCGCCGCCGTAGTAAGTGTGTTGGAAAGGGTTGAGCCATTCACCAGCGTATGGGTGGCGCAAAGAGCGCTGCCATCTGCCGTTGGGAAAGACGTAGAGAAAGCGTTGTTAAGCACGTTATGCGCCACTACTTCCTCTGTCTCTCGCATGGATTTGGCCAGCATCTTCGGGATTTGCTCAATCACGTTGTACTGGTCGTCCTCCACCATTTCACGAGTAACCGCAGCACCAATGGAGTAGGTGAAATGCCTGAACTCCTTCTGATAGCCCTGGTACATCTGCGCGAAATAGGCTTCGTTACCCTCTTCCTTGATAGCGGCCTTCGGAAAGCCCGTTACCTGCTGCACCTTCTCAAAAGCCTTATCGGACTTTTTAATGGTGAAGAACTTTTCGTAAAGAGGATTCCAGTTCTTGTACTTGAATCCCCACAGTTCGGCAATTCCGGGCCAAAGTAGCTCTGCAAAATTACCAGTTGAAGAAACGCCTGTCATCTAACTATGCTCCGCCTGAATTGTTAAATGCATTCGTGGTGAGGTTTGGCTTCACTTCCACGCCGCAACCAGCGGGCTTATCACCGTAGCCGTTGATAAGTTCCGTAGGAGCAATGCCGACAATACGGAATGGAGCGCCATCACTTTTACCAAGTGAGGCCCCAGCCAGATTGTAACCACTCACACCCGCCTGTGTGTTCGGAACGCCAGCCGATACAGCGATATTCGAGCCGACAAGACCCACAGAAGCGGTCACATCAAGCTGCGCAATATAAAGCTGATTGGGGTCGGTGTTCACCAGCGCAAGGCCCGTCTGACTCGTCGCCAGGAAAGGACCACGTGTAGGCTGGTTGAACGTAAGCGGAGCAAATTCACCGTTAGCCCCTTGGATACCGACAGAATCAATCACCCCAATGAAGTTACCGGAAGATGAAGCGGTCACAAGGGCCACCTCACCCGTAGAGCGAAGCTCAACCGGGTCACCAGGGAAATATGCCATCTTAGCATCAACAAAAACGGGGAAACGGCGTAGGACGGTATTCGTCCCTAAAGACCTTGAACGGATAAAACCGTTTCTTGGAGTTGCCATTTTAACCTCTAATCAATAGAAAGGGTTGGTTTCAAAATATTTGCATGTTCCCCAAGTGCGGCCTTGTCTTCTTTCATGAAGATTTTCGCCTTTGTCATGGAGAGTGTCTTTTCCTCAATCTGCCTGTCCCTGTCTACTTTTAGGTCTTTGTCTAGCATCATACCAATCATGTCGCGGTATCTTACGGGACCAGCTTTTTCTGTCCCCTCATTTACCTGCGGCCCCAAACCTAGTTCTTCCAATCTACGAGCGGAGGGGCAATTGGTCTTGTTGACGGGCTCCCAGCCCTCTTCAAGTTTCTTTAGCACGTTATCCTGCCGAGAATCACACCAGCGGCCAACTTTACCTTCCGGTACTTCAAGCTTACCCATATTTGAGGCGAACTTGAATTCGCGGGGCTTTGAACCTTTGGTTACTTCTTGCTCTCTACGTGCCATATCACTCCTTAAAAATCATCAACGCTAACGCGGGTTTTGCCTGAGAACTTCGAGGCGGTTTTAATTCTGTCCTCCGATAGTCCCAGTTTTTTCGCATAGCGCATTTGTTCATCACTAAGCCTTATCTTAGCACTGGGTTGTGGTGCGCGCAAATTTGAGGGTAACACCTCTGCACTCGCTGGCTTTTTGGTCATTCTTTCATGGATGGTATCCATCAATTCGGGTACGTCCAAAACCTTTCCCTTGGAATCGTAATCATCCAAAATTGACTTAGCGATAGAGAAGGCTTTGTTGTAATCCTTATGTCCGGGCTTTAAGTATTCCCTGTCGTTTGATAGCTCCTCGACATATTGAAGCTCTTGCGGAGAGAAGAATTGCGGCTGTGCCTTAACCGGCCTTGCCTCAGTCTTTGGAATGGTTTTAAGTTTTGATTCCGTTTTAATGTCCGTGAGTCTTTCGATTAACTCACCAACCTTCTCAACATCACCATGTTCCTGGGCTTCCTTTAACTGTGACTTGACGATTTTAAGCGCCTCACTCTCTTCCTGAGAGGTGAACTTGTTAAGAAGAAGGTCAATCTTCTTATCTTGTTCGGCCATGATGACTTCATATTGCTTATTCCGTTCATCGCTGGCGTGGATTTGTTTGGAAAGATATTTAATCCTGGCTAGGGCCGCCTTATCCTGAGTCTCTACAAATTCCTTACCATCAGGCTCTTTAGCCTCCGGCGGTTCGTTCTGAGACTCTTCTTTCTGTACTTCCTGTACTTCTTTTGTTTCAGTTACGGCCTCTTTCGCTTCGGAAAAGGCCGCTTTGAGATTATTGGTCAATTCTGCTTCGCTCATTCTATTCCTCCATTAAATATAAAATATCTTCATCATTACAAATAAAACATTCCTCATCGCCGATTTTAATCCACGCCCCGGCGTACTTGGCAAAAATCACCTTCTTTCCGATATGATTCTTGATTTGTTCCGGGACTGTATCGCCTACTTGTAAAAGAATACCCTCATCTTGAGCATGTCTTTTGTCTGCGGCTTCGGGGATGATGAGCTTTGTCTTAATCGTATCTTTCATGGTTGCCCTTTTAATGACAACCCTGTTCAAAAACGGTCTGCCTTTCATTCTACCTCTACTGCATGTAATAACGGGCTAATTCCCGTAAAAAGTCCTCACTACCGATTGAGTCGGTAGCGGGAATACCTAATGTCTGCAAATACTGTTCTTCCACCGGCATCAAATCATAACCCGTAGGTTTGTTGTCTGAGCCAAGGTATTCTCTCAGAAGAGAGTTGAGGAAATACTTTCTACTATCATCATTATTAAAACCACCGTACACACCTTTGGTGGCGATTGCCGTTCTACGCTGAAGATTGTCCCCTCCGATTAAATCGGAAAGAAAGGAAGGAAGCTGCATTTCCTGCGGTCTTGTGAGGACGGTCTGGTCTAAGCCTTTTCCCTGTAAAGGGTCACTCAAATCTTCCAAAGTAGGTCCTGGATTATAGGTCTGCGTGGGAAATGTATAAGCCGGTGTCTTAGGAGCTTGGGGAAGAACTTGCGGCTGCACCTGGGGTTGCACCTGAGGCTTTGGGGCTTGGGTTTGTGGCTGCGCTTGTGGAGTAGCGTATTTATTATACAAAGCATCAATAGTTGATTGATAAGGAGACGTACCGCCAAAGAAACTGGCATTTCCCTGCGCCGCACCCCATTTGGTAAAGTCCGCTTCCATAGCCGGAGTATAGTTACCCGTCGAATAAAGAGTGCTTTTCAAATCAGACAGGGAAACATTCGTTTTCGGTGCTGGTGCTTGTGGGGCTGGTTGTGTAACCTGTGGATTCCTTACGGCAGTTGCCGTAAAAGGAGTTCCCCCCATTGTGGAACGCTGCGCTTCATATTGAGATAGGATATTCGGATTTGACTTAGAAGCTTCTGATAGTCTTTGGGATACAAGT